TTACAGAGGTGGTATCTCGGGGTACATAATACTTGACCCATATATCCCCGTATAGTAAAATAACGGGTATGGAGACAGCAACCACCAACAAGGAGACAACCACCATGAACACCACCACCTGCAACAACAACGACATGTGCCTGTCCGTCATAGAGGGCATCCCCGCCGACATGAGCCTCGGCGACACGTGCGTCCTGTGCTGCTGCCGTGAGTGCGACCGGTGCGGCACCCTCATCGACATCGATGAAGAGAACATGGTCGCTATCGGCCCCGGCTACATCGACGTCTGTGAGGGGTGCTTGGCTGACAGTGACGTGAGGTACAACCCGTTCGGAGCAGCCCAGGAGGAGGCCGGACAATGACTGAGGACATCATCTACAACACCCCGGTCAAGGGAGTGCGTGTGGGTGACCGCATCAGCCAGGCCGGAGGCGGCGAACGCACCGTCATCGAGGCCCGTTACATCGACGGCGGCGAGTGCGCCGACTCGGTTCTGCTCGTGACGGTCAGCGACACCGACGACAAGGCCCGCCAAGACCACTACCCGGTCAAGGCCCCAACCGAATGGTCCTGGACTGTCTGGTACAAAGTGCCGGTCATCAGAACCACCACCACCATCTAACCCAAAAACCCCAAACCCAAGGAGCAACAACGACATGCGAATCAAAGACATCGAACCCAACACGTGGTACTGGGTCAAGGACAAACCCAACATGGAAGACCGCCGGTGGTCAGACGTCCCATGCCGATGGGCGTGGGTCGGAGCGGTCGAAACCACCCGGATCGACCGGTACGGCAAGGTCCTCCCGGAGAACTCCAGGACCGGCCAGAAAGCCGTCGAGGTCGAACAGTGGGATGTGGTCGACCAGACCGGCCGTCTGTTGTACTCCCGACACCACCTGTCGGCCGACACCGTGCCGACCCTGCAACGGTACACCGAACGCCGAGGCAAGGACCCCGCAGGCCCGATGTTCATCGCAGCGAACCTGATCGGCGACCCGGCCGACCTCGGCATGGTGATGCCCTACGCCGGACAGGACAATAACCAGTCGGTCGAAGAGGCGATCCTGGCCCTGTTCTACAAGGCGATCGCCTCCAAGGTCCAGTCCATCGAAGCCCAGGACGCCGCCACCGCCCTGAAGTTCGATGTGCTGACCCGGATGCCCGACGACCTCGCCGAGGCGTTGGGCCTCACCAAGTCGAAGTTCACCGCCGCCGAGGGCAAGCACAACGACTGGGGTGACGGGATCGAACTGGACAACAAGCGGGTCAATGCCCTCAGCGCCTACCTCACCGGGATGGGCCTGTGATGTTTGCCATCCTGTTGATGACCAACCCGTTGTGGCAGTTCATCATCGCCCCATTTGGCCTCATCGGGATCGGCTACTGGCTCCGAGGCGCACTCGACCGGTATGACGACCGCAACCCTGGCACACCCGGACCCTATAATCCGTCTGTCATCAGCCCCGGGCGGGTCGACCTGACCGAACCGCAAATCCGAATCCTAGGCCCTGACAGAGGGCCTTATGATTGGGAGAAGGAGGACACCGACGACACCTAGACACCTTTCCGACGTCCTCGGAGGCCCTTCCTGTGCCTTCCGTTGGCCTCTCGATACCGGGGAGCATTTTCACCCCCCCCGGTGGGCGGTGGCCAAAGGGAGCCAACGGGAAGGGCCTCTGCCTACCCCGCATCAGGGGTGGCGGGAAGGGCGGTATTCATGCTTTTACAACGTGGGCAGCGCAACCGATACGGGGTCGACACCATCTCAGCCAGGAGTTTGTCGCAATCCACACACCTCACGTGGAATAAGGTCTGTCGGACCACCGCGGCCCGACCGGCCTCAGCGTAGGCGTCGCCCATATCACAAGGCTTTCACCACGTTGAACGTATTGGAGAACAGCATCCGGTCCTGCTGGTCCCGGTCGTAAGCAAACGGTGATTGGATCGCCTCGATCTTGTAATAGGCGGTCGACGACAGGGTTTCGTTGATCACCTTCGACAGGGCTTTCATCACATCAACCGCCAACGCTTGGGCGGTCGAATAGGCAGCAGCCCGGGTGTGGACCGTCACCCCCGCCTGCTCGATCGGCGGGGCCGAATCGGCTCCGAAAGTATCAAGTGGAGCACCACCACTATCCTCGTAAACAGTTACGCAGGTGTCGGGTGCATCAGGCATCCGACCCAGGAACAGGTTGGTCCCCAGAGTCAGGTCGGTCGTAGTGATGGTCGCCCCGTCCAGGTAGGTCCCGATATCACCGAGTACAGCCATCAGCGCAGCAACGCTTTGATCCGGTTGATGATCCGCTTGTCAAAGTCCCGCATGGCCTTCTTGGTCGGCTTGGACAGGTACCCCCACGTGCGTCCCGGCTTGTGCCGCCACGTCCGCTCCTCGTGCTGCCGCAGGGCGTAGGGCGCACCCGGGCCGCCGAACGTCACGAACGCCGTCGGGTTTTTGAGATTGGTGCCGGTGGTCAGCATGTCGACGTTGGCTGTCCCCGACAAGATCCCTTCGTCGAACGGGACCAACGCCTGGGCTTCGACTTTCACCTCGTTGGCTACTTCGAACACGGTTTTCCGTGTCGCCTGGATCACTTTGCGGTTCCCATCATCGAGCAGACGCCGCAGATCCTTCACCCCTTTGATCTCCAGATGGATCGCACTTTTGGCCATCACGCACCGCCCACGTACGCCACCACACCGACTTGGCCCAGAGGGTCTTTCCGGGTGGAGACTTTGACGATCGGTCGGACTGCCGACACCGGTGATGGGAGGGTGATCTGGTCCTGGACATTCAGGGTCAGCGACGCATCAGGGATGTACACGATGTAGTCGTAATCGATATCGTCCGTGTCGAGGCCCCGCCCGGCATCGTTCCGACGGGTGATGTAAGCATCATAAGTGGTCGTCGACCCGGTGTACGACCGTTCACCGTAGTTGTTCAAGGTCGGTGAGGTCCGCACATCCACTGTGTCCGGGGTCATGTTCACCTTCAGGTCGGTCATGAACTGGGCGCTGGGAGCAGCCATTAGGTGTCGGCCCCCGCCGGGAACTGGGTTAGGACCCCATCGGCCCCGTCCCTCCGGTCGATGAACTGGCCCCGGCTGAAACGGGGACGGACAAGATCGCTGTTCCCCTCGTCGACCTGTTTGTCCGAAGTAGTGATACCACCGGCGTACGGGGTCGGGACGTTGCCCTCCCGGCCCGCCAGTTCCAGGATCTCGGTGGCCTGTGCACGGTACGCCTTGGCCTTCTGCGACATTGAGACTTTGAGGTCGCCCACCGATTGGTCGGCCAAGCGGGAGAACTTTGACGCGATTGTGATACAGCACCGGTAGGCCGCCCCATACAGGGCGGTGGTCGCTGTGTCCGATCCAGACACCTGGTTGTTGACCCACGCGATCTCGTCGTCGTTGAGCAGTTGATCGTTGGTGTCGGTGTCACCAATCAGGAACCGGATAGCATCGCGGGCGTTGGCTGACGGATCACCACCATACGTCCAAGCCATAGTTACCGCACCTCCAAGTCCCTATAAGCGTCGGGCCGAGGCACCGGGGCGGTTACTAAACCCCGGCCCTCGGCCCACGCGTTGTGTTGAGTTGTCAGGTAGTGACTAGGCCACCGGGTTACTGAAGAAATACCCCAGGGGTGTAGCGACTGCCTTGAAGTCCCATGCGCCTTCGATCTCGACACGATCGGCCTTCAGATGCTCCATGCGGAACCTGGACACTGCTGTCGAGGTCCCCAATCCGGCTGAGATGCCAGACCACGTGAAGTTGTACCCGGCACTCGGCATCATCAGACCAGCGGACGGGGCCGTGTAGCAAAGTAGACAGTCCTTGTCGCCGATCTGAGAATAGGAGGCGGTAGCGCCCTCCTGGGCCGAGTTGTAGACGCCCCGCATGACGTGAACCTTGTCCACGCCGATCACTCGAGCGATAAGTTCCTCGGTGATCGCATCGGAGGTCGTATACTTGTACCTGTCCGTGAAGTCGCTATGATTCTTCAGGACGGAATAGGCTGCATACGACATGATGAACATGTTGGCTTCGTAGCCAGTGTTCGTCAGGATGGTGTTC